ATATATATCTGTTAAATTGATATACATTTTAAAAAATTAAAATATTCACTTAGAACGTAGTTTTAAGATATAATATATTAATAGATAGTATATATAAGGCGTTCCTTTTATTTAGTCTAAATAAACGTAACGAAAAAAAAATAAAACGAAAATCGAACAAACGTAATAAATAAACGTTGTATAGTTATGAAAGTTATAGAACTAATAATTTCAGACGAATTAAAGGATGGTATCGAAGCTATTTCAGTTGTCGATCGTCCTGCTATTGAGGAAAACTTTATAGCGTTATCCGAGCAAATAGAAGTTAAACTTGCTGAGGTAGATCCAGAGAAAAAAATCTTAATGGGTGCAGCTTTAATTCCTAACAAGCAAATATATCGTAAAGATAAAAACGGAAACGAGTTTTATGTTTATTTTTCATCTGAAACGATCCGTAAAGCATCAGAGTTATTTTTCATACACGGTAACCAATCACAATCAACGTTACAGCATAATAAAAAGTTAGAAGGTTTAACCGTAGTTGAATCTTGGTTAATCGATGACGTTGATATGGATAAATCTAAAAAATATGGATTTAGTTTACCAGTAGGATCGTGGATGATTTCAATGAAAGTTGATAATCCAGAAATTTGGGACAAAGTAAAATCTGGCGAGATCAAAGGATTTTCAATCGAAGGATATTTTGCTGATAAATTAGAAATGCAATCTGAAGAGGAATTATTAATTGAAAAATTAAAAACTATTATAAATGGCGGAACCAACTAAATCAAAGACAAGTCCTAAAAGTGGTAAAAAAGGTTGTTTATGTCCAGACGGCAAATATTCGTCTGAATGTTGCAACGGAGATTTACAAAACCAAGGAATAGGAAGCGATCAAGCAAATGCAACTAACGTTGTAATTAGATCATCATCAGAACGAACAATCACTAATTAATAAATATGAATCCAACTGAAATCTTAAAACAAGTAAAAGTTGCTTTAGGTATGGAAATTAAATTGGAACAAATGAAACTCGAAGACGGTATCACAATCGTTGAAGCGGAAAAATTTGAACCAGAATTTTCTATCGGAATAGCAACAGAGGAAGGTATCGTTCCAATGCCAATTGGAGAGTACGTACTCGAAAACGGTCAAGTTGTAGTTGTAGAAGTAGAAGGAATTATCAAAGAAGTTGCTGAGAAAGCAGCTGAAGAGGTAATGCCAGAAGCGGAACATCCTGCGGCTGAAATTACAGAACCACAAATGGAAGCAGAACAACCAGCACAACCAAAAAGAGTTGTTGAGTCTGTATCTAAAGAAACGTTTTTCGCATTACAAGAAAAACTTGACGCTTTAGAAGCAGAACTTGCTGAATTGAAAGCTCCAAAAGTTGAATTAGCTGCAGAAGTAACTGCTCCTATTCAATTCAATCCAGAAAACAAACAACCAGTTGAGAAAATCCTTTTTTCACAACAAAGAAAACAATCAACCAAAGATTTAATTTACAAAAATTTATTTTCATAATTATGGCTACCACAGTATCAATTACAACCAGTTATGCTGGAGAATTCGCAAAAAAATACGTTTCTCAAGCACTTTTATCTGCTCCAACTATTGCGAACGGATTAATCACAGTTAAACCAAACGTTAAATACAAAGAAGTATTGAAACGTGTTAACACAGGATCTTTATTAACTAACGCAACTTGTGATTTTACAGACACAGGATCTATTACTTTAGTTGAAAGAATTTTGACTCCAAAAGAACTACAAGTTAACCAAATCGTTTGTAAGACCTCATTTCAATCAGATTGGGAAGCAATGGAAATGGGCTTATCAGCTTATGATGCTTTACCTCCTTCATTCGCAGATTTTATTCTTGCTGAGTACGTTGCTAAAGTAGCAGCTGAAAACGAAGTATCAATCTGGAGAGGAGCTGCAGGAACAACAGGACAATTTGATGGTTTCGCTACATTGTTAGCAGCTGATGCAGCTTTACCAACAGCGAATGAAATTGCAGGAACAACTGTTACAGCTTCAAACGTTATTGCTGAATTAGGTAAAATCGTTGACGCAGTACCAGCAGCTTTGTACGGTCGTGAGGATTTATATATCTACGCATCTCAGAATATCTTTAAAGCATACGTTAGAGCTTTAGGTGGATTCGCAGCATCAGGAGTTGGAGCAAACGGAGTTGAAAACAAAGGAACTACTTGGTTCAACGGTGGTGACTTAATGTTTGACGGAGTTAAAGTTGTTATGACCCATGGATTGGCAGCTAACACTGCAATCGCTACTTACAAAGAGAACCTTTATTTTGGTACAGGATTAATTTCTGATCATAACGAAGTTAGATTGATTGATACTTCTGAAACTTTAGGAGACCAAAACGTAAGAATTGTAATGAGAATGACAGGTGGAGTTCAATACTCAATCGTTGAAGATATCGTTACTTACGGAATTACAAACTCAGCTAACTAATAATTAACTGAAATCAAATTAAAAAGGGTGGTGGAATAAACGCCACCTTTTTTTTTATTAATTTTTAAAACATACATCAAATGGCTTGCGATATCTCATTAGGAAGAAAAGAACCTTGTAAATCAAATCAAGGTGGATTAGCTGCAGTTTACTTTGTAAATTGGGGCGATATGTCAGGAGTTACTTACGATGCTACGAATACAGACGTAATCGAAGCAGTTTTAGGTACGCCATCGGCATACAAATACGAATTAAAAGGTGCTTCTAATTTCGAGCAAACAATTAACTCGGATAGAAATACAGGAACATCGTTTTTTACTCAAACATTAAACTTGAGTTTGAAAACGTTAACACCATCAGCTCACAAAGAATTAAAATTATTAACTTATTCTCGTTTCCAAGTTGTTGTTGAGGATAATATGGGTAATAAATTTTTGGCTGGTTTAGTACGTGGTGCTGAGGTTACAGGTGGTACAATCGTGACTGGAACAAATTTAGGTGACCAATCAGGATATACTTTAACAATTGTTGCTGAGGAACCAGTACCTGCTAACTTCTTAGATGGTACAATGACAGCTTTAGGTTTCACTGTAGTTGAAGGTGCATAAATAATATAGTTATTTATTGAAATTAAAGGATAGTTTAACGACTATCCTTTTTTTTATTAAAATAAATTGAACAAATTACAACTTTTAACGTTGTATATATATGATTGTATTACAAGAAACATCTGAGCTTCAAAATATAAAAGTTACGCTTAAAAGCGATAACGTTACGTCTTTGATAATTAGAAACGAATTGACTAACGTATCAGAAACGATTTATCCTGATAGTTTTGTCTTTGCTGGGTATTATACTATTATTCAAGCTATTTTACCAATAAAAGAAAATCAAAATTATCAATTAACTATAGTTGATGGTTTAAACGTAGTTTGTCGTGAGCGTATTTTTTGCACTAACCAAACAACTGAAGACTATTCAATCAATAATAACGAATATACAGAGCATAGCTCTAATAACGATTTTATAACTTATGAGTAATAACGTACATTTTGTTCAATTAGAAGCTTACAAACCACCTGTAGCTGTCGAGGATAAAAAAAATGATTGGGTAAATTACGGAGATGATAATAAATATTTTAATTATCTAATCGATTTATACACGAAATCAACGACGAATAACGCTGTAATAAACAATATCAATAAATTAGTTTATGGTAAAGGTTTATCAGCAAAGGATGCACGTGTAAAGCCGAACGATTACGCTCAAATGATTAAAATGTTTTCTAAAACTACAATCAAAAAAGTAGTTAAAGATTATAAAACATTAGGAAATTTTGCGTTTCAAGTTATTTACAACGGTAATAAATCAATGATTGATCGTTGCGAGCATATACCTGTACATCTTTTACGTGCTAAAAAGTGCGATAAAGACGGAAATATTACAGGATATTACTACTCGGATAATTGGGATGATGTTAAAAACTTTCCACCAAAATTAATACCAGCTTTTAGTTACGGATCTAACGGAGAAAAAATTGAGATTTTCTACGTCATGAACTACACGTTATCAGCTAAATATTATGGTGCCGTGGATTATGAGGGAGGGTTGCCGTATGCGAAACTCGAGGAGGAAATTTCCGAGTATTTAATAAACGAAGTACAAAACGGTTTCGCACCTACATCGGTAGTTAATTTCAATAACGGAATACCTACAGAGGAAGAGCAAACGATTATAAAAAATAAAGTTGAAAACACTTTAACAGGATCACGTGGTAAACGTGTTGTAGTTGCGTTTAATAACGACGAAACGAAAAAGACGACTGTAGATTCAATTCCGTTAAACGATGCGCCAGAACATTATAGCTATTTGTCAAACGAGGCGAGTGCAAAAATTATGTTATCGCATAACGTTACATCGCCGTTATTATTTGGTATCGCTTCAAGTAATGGTTTCAGTTCGAACGCTGACGAGTTAAGAAATTCATATATCTTATTTGATAATATGGTTATCAAACCAATACAGGAAACTATTTTGGATGCAATCGATACTATATTATCGTTTAATAAAATATCTTTGAATTTATATTTCAAAGAATTACAGCCGTTGGATGTTGAGGGAGATCTTACAAAAGAAAACAACACTAATTTAGAAAGCCACGTTTGTTTAGCTTCTGAAGTAGACACACCGAACGGTATCGCTGACGTATTAATCGAAAAAGGCGAAACGCTTAGCAAAGAATGGATATTGATCGATGAAAACGATGTTGATTATGATTTGGAAGATGAGTTTGACGGAGAAATTAATTTTTTAAATCAAGAAAAAAAGAAATCGTTATTTCAAAAATTTGCTTCAGCAGTTGGTGCAAGACCAAACGCTAAATCAGAACAAGACGAAAACATAGACGGAATTAGATTTATTACAAGATATAAATACGATGGAAATCAAAATCCAGAGCGTGAGTTTTGCCGTAAAATGGTAAACGCTAACAGAGTTTATCGTAAAGAAGATTTGGTAAACGTAAACAGCAATTCAGTTAATCCAGGCTTTGGGCATCAAGGTCAACCGTACAACGTTTTCGAATTTAAAGGCGGACCACGTTGCCACCATAAATTCACGAGACAAACATACGTTTCGTTTGATAACGTTAACATCGATGTTAACAATCCAAACGCTACAACTATTTCAGTAGCAAAAGCTGAGAAATACGGTTATAGAGTTAGAAATTCAAAATTTGTATCAATGATGCCTAACGATATGGCAAACAAAGGTTACCATCCTGATAATAAAAATATACCAACAGACGCAAAATAATGGCACAGGCACTATTCATAACAAATACGGATTTAGCAAAATTTACATCGGTTAACGGAAACGTTGACGCTGATAAATTTGTGCAGTATATAAAAATTGCTCAAGATATACATTTGCAAAATTATCTTGGTACTAAATTATT